GCAAACGTACTTGGAACTAAAGTAGTTACTGGTATATATAAAATTACTAATAGACAGACGGGCGAGTGCTATGTGGGGCAAGCGAAAGACGTGGCATCTAGGTGGTCAGACCACGCGAAATGTGGACTGGGTATCGACACCCCCGCAAACAATAAGCTTTATCAAGCAATGGAAAAATATGGCTTATGGTCTTTCTCTTGGGAGCTTTTAGAGGAGTGTCCGCAAGAACAATTAAATGAAAAAGAAAAATTTTATATAGATTTATATGATAGTTATAACTATGGTATGAACTCTAATAAAGGAGTGAGTAAATGAAATTTGAAAATACTAAGGTTTCAAACTTTGAAGGTGCTTTCAGAGGTCTTCGTAATCCCCTCGCAAGTTGGGATAAAAGCGATAGTTACTTTGGGTTAATGAATGATTATTCAATTTATGATTATGATGTTGCCGACGCATGGGAAGTTTATGAACATCCAGAGTTTTTTCAATCTGATGTAGTAAATACAGATGAATGTATAGAAGCTAGACAGCAATATGAAAATAAAAAAGTATCTTGGTTAATTGAAAATGGCGTTCTTGCTACGAATGATGAATTATATGAAGTAGCTTTTCTAGGTCCAAATGATTTAGGCTTAGCTCAAAGATTAGTGAAAGCTGGGTCTTCGCATCGTAAGTTTATGAGACAAATACTTGTGTCTGTTGATATCACAGCTCCAATCTATTTCTGGAAGGAACTGGATACTTACAAAATTGGGACTACAGCTAATTCTACTTCAACTATGCATAAGTTAGCATCAACTCCAATTACTATTGATTGCTTTGAAATAGATGATTATAATGAAAATTTAGTTGTTTACGATGAAGAACCTTATAGTATTAATTCTTCTGTTGGGGATTGCGTACAAGATTTTATTAGTTTCTATGAAACATTACGTCAAAGATATAATGAGACAAAAGATAAAAGATATTGGAAAGAGTTAATTCGTTGGCTTCCTGAATCTTGGTTGCAAACAAGGACTCTTACAATGAACTATGAAAATATTTTATCAATTTGTAAACAGCGGGAAGGTCATAAACTTACTGAATGGAAAGCTTTTATAGACTGGGCTAAAACACTTCCATATGCTAATGAGCTATTGTTTTTAGATGACAATTTAAAAGTAGATTAATTTGAAATTTTATAAAAAATTTGTTATAATATATATAGAAAATAAAAGAAAATTATTAATGGATGGTAATAATTATGAGTGAAAAAGAAAAGTTTATTGAAGAAATTGACGCATTAATAGATAACGCTTTAGATTGTCAAGAGCTGACTTTTGAAGGATTATCTAAAGAAGCACAGAATTATTATAACAAATTAAAAACAAAAGCAAAATCTGATGGTGCATTAACTGAAAATGGCGAAAAGATATTAACCTATATGAAAGAAAATTATTTAAATTGCGGAAATCAGTTTACTGCGCGTAAAATCGGAGAAGGTATATTTATGAGCGGACGTTCTGTATCAGGTGCTATGCAGAAGTTAGTTAAAGATGGTTATGTTTCTAAAAGTTTAGGAGAACCTGTTATGTATAGTTTATATACAGAGTAAATTTGACAAAATAAAAAATTTTTGATATAATTATAATATAGAGAAATTTTAAAATTATTTTATTTTTTAAGGAGAATAAAGATGATAAAGAAGACAATTAATTCAGAACATGTAGCAGGTAGAGTTTATCAGCATGAGTTAGTAATTAAAAAGGTTCAGAATCAGAGTTCTGAAAATTTTGGTAAAGAGTTTATTAGCGGTAAGCTTAGTGTTGCTGTAGATGAAGATGGAATGAATGTTATTGATGTTCATTATACTTATGTAACAGAGACAACAAGTAAGGGTGGAAAAAACTCAACATATACAGCATTAAAGAATATTATTGACAGTGGTAAGACATGGGTAGCTAATGGTAAGGATGAGGCTACTAAGGTTAAGATAGATACTTCATTGGCACTTAATGATTTCTATGATAGAAATGGTGAGTTGGTTTCCGCAAAGAGAAATGAAGGCGGATTTGTTACTATTGTAAGTGACATTGCTCCAGATGCGAAGACGAATGATTTCGAGTTTGATATGGTTATCACTAATGTTAGAAATGTTGAGGCTGATGTAGAAAAGGGAATTGAGAAGCCTTATGATGTTGTAAAGGGTGCAATCTTTAATTTTAGGAATGATTTACTTCCAGTTGAGTTGGTAGTAAAGAACCCTACTGGTATGGCTTATTTTGAGGATTTGGGCGCTACTAATAGTAATCCAATTTTCACAAAGGTATGGGGAAAAATTAATACAACAACTTCTAAGAAAGAATTTACAGAGGACTCAGCTTTTGGTGAAGCTTCAGTAAGAGTGGTAGAGAGAACTACAAGAGAGTGGGTTATCACAGGTACAGCTAAGGTTCCTTATGATTTTGGTGACGAAGCAGTTATAACCGCAGAGGATTTGACAAAGGCTGCACAGGCTCGTGAGGTTCATCTTGCGGAAGTTAAGAAGAGAAATGATGAGTATCTTGCAAGTCAGTCTAAGACAGCTCCTTCACCTGCGGCAGCCGCAGTAGCGAGTGGAAATTTTAACTTTTAAATAGAATAAGATAAGGGAAGCTTGCTTCCCTTATTATTTTCACCATTATTGAATTAAGGAGATATTATATGATAAATATTATGAATCCACCACGGTCAGTTATAGCAAATGGACTTGAAGGAAAAGTTATCTTAATATACGGTGGAAACAATTTAGGAAAATCTTATCAGGCTACTCGCTTCGAGAAACCTTTCGTCGTAGCTTGTGAAATGGGACTTAATGGTATAGATGGTGTACCTTATGCTCCAGTAACAAGATGGTCTGATTTTAAAAGTATTATTAAACAGTTTACAGACGAAAGAACAATAGATAAAGTTAAAGAATTGTATTCTACAATTATAATAGATGAAGTTTACGCCTCTTCTATTTATTGTCAAGATTATGTTTGTGCTAATTATGGAGATGGAGCTTTAACAATGGCAGATGGAGATAGCACACACAATCTTTATCAACTTTATGAAAAAGAATATTTTCGTCAAGTTAATTTATTAGTAAGTGCAGGATATACTGTTGTATTTATTGCTCATGAACAAGTAAATACAAAGACAGGTTATATCTCTCCTAAAGGAGATAAGCGCTGTATGAATCCTATTATAGATAAGTGTGATTATGTTGTTTATTTAAAAAGCAATGGAGTGGATTCTGAGGGGCATGTTATTAAGTCTTCTGGTTATTTAGCTCAAACAAATGAATTTTTTGCTAGAGCAAGAATAGAATATACTCCAACTTATATAAAAGAGTTTACCGCTGAAAATTTAGCAAAGGCAATTCAAACCGGTATTGATAAAAAGAAAGAAATAGATAATGCTACTGTTACTTCATTTAATGAACAGCAAAAGCTTAATACTGTTGAAGAACTTAATTTTGATGCTTTAAAAAATGAATTTGATTCTATTGTAACTAAACTTATAGGAGAATCAGAAGAACAACAAGAGTATTTTTCTAAAGAATATGTTCCAAAAATTACACAGCTTACAGACCAATATTTGGGAAAAGGAAAAAAAGTGGCAAATTGTAATCCTAATCAAGCAGAAGCATTATCATTAATTGTTTCTGAATTAAAAGAATTAATTCGTGAATAAAAATATATTTGGACAAAGATATAAAAATATCTTTGTCCAAATTTTGATATTTTTTGGAGAGATTTGAAAGGAGATAAAAATGCCAGCTTTTAAAGATAAAACAGGAATGACTTTTGGCTCTTTAACAGTTGTTTCAAGAGCTGAAAATAAGGGAAAACAAGTTTATTGGAATTGTAGATGCTCTTGTGGAAAAATAGTTTGTGTAAGAGGAGACAGACTTACTGAAAGTCAAGTTGATGGATATGGAAGTCCAAGTTGTGGTCATGTTCGTTTAGAAAGATGTATAACTGCTAAAAAGAAAAATTTATTAGGACTAAAAATTGGTAGATTAACTGTGATAAAAGAAACAGACAAACGAAGCAATAATGGTTCTGTAATATGGTTTTGTCAATGTGATTGTGGTAATAAAATAGAAGTAAGTGCAGATAGTCTTTTAAAAAAAAATAGACCAACTCAATCTTGTGGCTGCTTACAACGAGAAAGTTCAAAAAAGTATCAAGCTATAAAATCTTACAATATGATAGGGCAAACTGTAAAAGACTTTACGATTTTAGATATAGAACCTCGTAATACTAATGGCGGACATTCTGAAAATTGGATATATTCTGAATGTCCATTCTGTAAAAAGAAAAAATGGTTTCAATTAAGATATATAAAAAATGGCAATACAAAATCTTGTGGATGCCTGCAAGGTTCAGCAGGAGAATTAAAAATTACTAATATTTTAAACGAAAATAATATTTTATTTGAAAAAGAAAAAACCTTTCCAACCTTACGTTTCCCCGATACAAATGCTTTAGCTCGATTTGATTTTTATGTTGCAAATAAATATTTAATTGAATTTGATGGAATACAACACTTTGAACCCCAAAGATTTGGTAATATATCTGAAGCAGAGGCGGAACAAAGATTTAAAAAACAGCAAAAACACGATATAATAAAAAATAATTGGTGTAAAAAGAATAATATACCTTTAATTAGGATACCATATACAAGTTATGATAACTTAACATTAAAAGACTTATTATTAGAAACTAGTAGCTATATTATTTGATTTTCTTAAAAAAATATGTTATAATATATATAGAAATTATAGAGGTTTATGAAAGAGGTGACTTATGGCTACTGTTCATCATTTTGTAATCTGTAAATATTGTGGAGAAAGATTTGATAGAGAAGCAGAACCAGCCGTTCTAGTCTCCGCAAGAAGATATGCACACGAGAAATGCGCAGAAAAGATAGAAAATGAAAAAAGTCAAGAGCAAAAAGATATAGAAGCTTTAGACAAATATATAATGAATTTATTTCATATAGATTGTATAAGCGCAAAAATAAAAAAACAAATAAAAACTTATATTGAAGAATATCATTATACATACACTGGTATTTTAAAAACTTTAATTTATTGGTTTGATATAAAGAATAATTCAATAGACAAGGCTAATGGCGGAATTGGGATTGTTCCTTGGGCGTACGGGTCCGCGATGGAGTATTATTACAATATGTA